AGAAACAATGCGAAATTTCAATGAAGCAGAAAAACAAAAACTAATACAAATTATCAATCAAGGTTCTCAGGTTCTTGGTGAAGTTGACGATCTCAAAGGTGGACTTCGAGACACAGTCAAAGCACTTGCGGAAGAACTAGAACTTAAACCAGCCATGATAAACAAGGCCATTAATATTGCACACAAAGACAACTACAAAGGTGTGTCAGATGATATGGATATTGTTGAATCAATTCTAGTAGCGGCAGGTAAAATTTAGTGCTACAATTACTCAAAGAATTTTGGGTAAACAGTTACAACACAGATAAGACAGCATTTTATCTAGAAATTGTAAGTGTGGCATTTACTATTGCAGGATCTGTGATATTGACTTTTACTTCACCTTATCCTATAATGGAGTATGTGTTTCCTGTGTATCTTGTAGGATCAAGCACACTGGCCATTGCCTGTTGGCGAAGAAGAATAATTTGGACACTTGTATTGGCCAGTTGGTTTACTATAATGAACATAATAGGTAACATAAAAGTATTTTTACTATGAGTTATATAGATGCGTTTTACAAAAGAGATGAGGACAAAGTACGTGTTGTAGAACGTGACGCAAAAGGTCAAAGAAAATTTGTTGACTATGATGCTAGATATGTATTTTACTACCCGGACAGCAGAGGCAAACACAGAAGTATATTTGGCGAGCAACTGCAAAAAGTTCAGTGTGCTACATTCAAACAGTTTATTAAAGAACAAAAAATAAGATCAAATAAAAAACTTTATGAACAGGACATAAATCCTGTTTTCCGTTGTTTGGAAGAAAATTATCTTGGCAAAGAAACTCCAAAACTGAATGTTGTGTTTTTTGATATTGAGGTAGACTTTGATCCTAAAAGAGGATATTCAACAACCGATGATCCTTTTATGCCAATCACAGCGATAACTTGTTATTTGAGTTGGACCGATCAATTGGTTACATTTGCAGTGCCACCAAAGACTTTGAACATGAGCGGTGCTAAGATGGCTACAGAACGTTTTGAAAATGTCATGCTGTTTGAAAAAGAAAAAGATATGCTTGATGCATTTCTCACACTGATTGATGACGCGGATATTTTAAGTGGTTGGAATTCAGAAGGATATGATATACCATACACAGTTGGAAGAATACAAAAAGTGTTAAGCAGTGATGACACAAGAAGACTATGCTTTTGGGGCGAAAAGCCAAAACGTAGAACATTTGAAAAGTATGGCAGAGAACAATTGAGTTATGACTTGATTGGCAGAGTACATTTGGATCTGTTAGAACTTTACAGAAAATACACATATGAAGAAAGACATTCGTACAGATTAGATGCTATTGGTGAACATGAACTTGGTGAAAAGAAAACTGTTTATGAAGGTTCATTAGACAATTTATACAATCATGATTTTGGTCTGTTTATAGAATACAATAGACAAGATACAGCACTGCTGGCTAAACTTGAAAAGAAATTAAAATTTATAGAACTTGCAAATGAAATAGCACACCAAAACACTGTGTTGTTACAGACCACTATGGGTGCTGTGGCAGTAACAGAACAGGCGATTGTGAACGAAGCACACAGAAGAGGCATGATTGTGCCTGGCAGAGTAAAAAGAGCAGAAGGTGAATCAGTCACAGCCGCAGGTGCGTATGTGGCAACTCCTAAAAAAGGATTACATGACTGGATTGGTAGTTGCGATATAAACAGTCTATATCCAAGTGTAATTCGTGCTATGAATATGGGACCAGAGAGTATTGTGGGACAGATCCGTCCTGTAATAACATCAGCAGAAGTAAACAGAGCAAGGCATCAAAAGAAATCATTTGCGGCGGCCTGGGATAATCAATTTGGTAGTTGGGAGTATCAAGCAGTAATGAAAAAAGAAAAAGGCACAGAAATAATTGTTGACTGGGAAGATGGTACCAGTGTCAAGATGAGTGCTGGTCAATTGTATGAACTTGTATTCGAAAGTAACAATCAATGGATGTTAAGTGCCAATGGAACAATTTTTACATACGAATTTGAAGCAATTATTCCTGGACTACTAAAACGTTGGTATGCTGAAAGAAAAGAAATGCAACGTAAAATGCACGAGTGTGGTGACAACGAAATAGAAAAAGAGTTCTGGGACAAAAGACAACTTGTAAAAAAGATCAATCTAAACAGTTTATATGGTGCAATCTTAAATCCAGGTTGTAGATTTTTTGATATTAGAATTGGACAATCTGTGACATTGACTGGAAGATGTATTACAAAACACATGGGAGCAAAAGTAAACGAAGTAATCACAGGCACTTATGACCACAAAGGTGATTCTGTAATATACGGAGATACAGATTCTGTTTACTTTTCGGCATACAAACCATTACAAAATGAAATTGAATCAGGAAAAATACCATGGCAAAAAGAAAACATAATCAATCTATATGACAAAATAGCAGACGAAGTCAATGCATCTTTTACACATTTTATGACCAAGGCTTTCCATTGCCCAAAAACAAGAGGTGATGTAATCAAAGCAGGAAGAGAACTTGTTGCAAGTAAAGGTCTTTTTATAACTAAGAAAAGGTATGCAGTGCTTTATTTTGACAAAGAAGGAGAAAGAACAGACACAAAAGGATCGCCGGGCAAAATGAAAGCAATGGGTCTTGATCTAAAAAGATCAGATACTCCTGTGTTTGTGCAAGACTTTTTAAGTGAACTGTTGATGATGGTGCTAGTAAACAAAAGCGAAAAAGAGGTGCTAGATAGAATATCAGAATTCAGAGAAGAGTTTAAATCAAGGCCAGGTTGGGAGAAAGGCTCTCCAAAAAGAGCAAATAATATTACAGAATACTTGGCCAAAGAAAACAGACAGGGCAGAGCAAACATGCCAGGGCACGTAAGAGCAAGTATCAATTGGAACAGGTGCAGAGAAATGTACAGCGACAAATATTCAATGCCAATTACAGACGGAGCAAAAGTTATTGTGTGTAAACTAAAAAATAATCCATTAAGTTATACATCTATTGCTTATCCAGTTGATGAAATGCGTATACCTGATTGGTTCAAAGAATTGCCTTTTGATGCAGAAGCAATGGAAGCCACAATATTAGACCAAAAAATTGATAACCTTATTGGTGTGTTGAATTGGGACGTGCAAAGCACAGAAACCACAAACACATTTAATAAATTGTTTCAATTTTAAATACCATATGCTCAGTATTGAAGAAATAAAACTTACAATTGATACACTTAAAAAATTAAAAAAACAGGATTTTGATCATTTTATTGATCAATATCTAAGCAAATTACAAAGTTTGGCGCTACAAGTTGACGCATACAACAACGACCAAATTCAGCAATTGGACAAACCTAAAGATTGGTTTTTAAAAGACAACGAATGGAGACACTCTAGAAAAGAAAGTGTTTACGAACCTTTGCTTAACAAATTAATAGAATCAAAAATTTTCCAATTTACAAAAACAGGTTCTATGTCACATCTATACAACAGTCTAGAAATAGGTCCTGGCTATGGAAGATTCAGCAGAATGTTTTTATCCTGGAGATTAAACTTTTTTTTGGATTTATTACCACAATGCGAATCAAAAATAAAAAAGTTGTTCCATCCTAAACAGTTCAAATACATAAGATTTTATACAACTGATCGAACAAATTGTGCTGATATACCTACTAACAGTTGTAACTTTGTTTTTTCCTGGGATACTTTTACATTTTTTACACAGTCACATATAAATGAATACCTTAAAGATATGAAAAGAATTATGTTACCAGGAGGATATGCTCTTATACATTATGCCAATTGTGAATTTGACAAAGATCTCCACGAAGCAAAAAGAGGTTACTGGAATTACAATACAAAAACAGCAATGAGAAAACTTATTGAAGACAACGGCTATAAGGTAATTGAAATGGATCAATTCAGACCAGGAGCCAATTTTGTTATATTTCAAAAACCTGGTAAAGACAATCCGGTTGTTTACAAGGTAATGGATATTCCGTTAGAAAAATAATTTATCAGTTGATCTAGATCTAAATATTCTGTATAATAAAGTTATTATGATAGATATCTTGAAAGACATTGTCAAACACACGCATGGACTTGGATTCCTTGATCTAGTAAAAATTACTGGTACCAGTGATGCAACTGCTATTGATTCAATGGCAGAAGACAGATCAGTTATCTTGCAAGGATCTTTTCACAAACCACAATCAGGTATGATTGGCACATTTGGTATGCCTCAGTTGAACAAACTAGATATACACTTAAAATGTCCAGAATACAAAGAAAAAGCAAATATAACTGTAATCACAGGCACTAGAAATGGTGCAGAAACACCCACAGGTATTCATTTTGAAAATGAAAAAGGTGATTTTAAAAACGATTACAGATTTATGAACGCTGAGATTATCAACGAAAAACTTAAGACTGTAAAATTCAAAGGTGTTAAGTGGGACGTTGAAATTGAACCAAGTGTGGCAAGTGTACAAAGATTCAACTTTCAATCTGTAGCAAACACAGAACACAATTCTTTTGTAGTAAGAACAGAAGACGGCAACCTGATATTCACCTTTGGTGATCAATCATCACATGGTGGAGAATTTGTATTTGCTAATGATGTGAAAGGAACTCTTAACAAAGGTTGGAGTTGGCCAGTAGCACAGGTATTACAGATATTAAAACTGAGTGATTCAGCAAAAGTAACTTTACA